AACGGGGTAATGCCCATATCGTTAAAGAAGTTTTGAAATGTACGCCATTCATTACAAATACTTATTCCTCGGCCGCCGTACAAATACCATTGAGGGTGATTACTATTTGTGCATCTAGCTTTTATCTCTGCCCAAACGCCATAAATAGGAGTTTGGGTCAAACCGTGGGTTTTGGCTCTCTTAGACGTTTCTTCATTGGCTAAACACCCACATGATTTTGTTTTGAATCTTGATAAACTGGCACCACGGACAACAACAACTTTTCCGCAATCGCATTGGCACTTCCACACAATATTCCCATCCCTACTCCTAACTTTTGTTTCGCCAACAACAACAAGCCGCCCAAATCTCTTTCCAGTCAAATCAACTTTTAGTCCCATTTCGACCCATCCCCTATCGCCAATGGCCCCCTCAACTCGCCATAATTTCATTGTTCAAATACGCCTCACGCCAAGCATCAATCAACCCTTTCCGGCTTTCCCATATCCCGCCCACTTTATACGCCGGGAATCCGCAAGAACGAACCAGAGAAACCACCGTGGGCTCAGTCCGATGGACATAGTTGCAAATGGCTTTCATCCCTGACAGCGTATCATCCACAGGGGATTCGATTTGTTTTGTTTTTTTCCCTGGAACTACAGACTTTTTCACATCTACCATTTGCTTCCCCTTTGCTGTTTTTTAATTTTTTTATCCGAAGTGGGCTCAACAGGCGTTTCAACTTCATCCTTTGCCCAGTATTTAACACCGAGAACATCATGGGCCACCAGGCCATAGACACTCACGTCCCACGCATGGTTTGCCGCACCTTCAGGACAGGCCCAGAACCCCGTTTTATCGTCAACATATTCCACGGTCAGTTGCTTGGCCCAGTCCGCCGTCATATCAGCCGACATATGATAGGCCCCTGGATCAGCAGGGGATATATCAAGCAGACGGGATAGTTTGTTTTTATAATAATTCACGTTTGCACGGAGCAGTTGCATGCCACCGGGAATTGGTTTTTTTGACCCAGGGAAAAACTCAGTATTCGTAAACGAATACGGCTGAACCATTTTCTGTTCACCCTTGAACGGAAGAATAAGCCCACGGTATGCTGTGGCAAAGCTGTAAACCTCATCGGTTCTGTGCCCCATGGCATCCATCACAGCCAACTGAATGGCGTATGGGTTTCCATCTGCATCCTGATACACATCATCCCAGAACACACGTGCAAGAGCATCAAAAGATGTCAGAAAACCAGATCGCACCTGCCAGCTTTCACCTTCAAGCCCCCAACCCCAGGCCCGTATCTCATACCAGAATCCATCATCCTGTGTATCCGCTGCCCCTGTCATGGCCGCAACAACACCGCCACCTGGAACGATTGACGTGGGACGTGTGTCTTTCAAGAGCAGGATTTTCGATTCTTCTTTTTTGCGCAGATACGGAATATAGGGCTCTGCCTTATGCGAGTTTAGAAAATCCTTGAGGTCGTCAATGGATTTCAGACCCTTCAAGAACGAAACAACGCTTTCGCTCATGCTTACAAACCGGGTGTACCAGCTCGGAAGATGAAACCCGATCTTCACGGGCTTGAAGTTTTCCAGGTATTTGAAAAGAGAAATGTCTTTCCCACGGGATCTCCATTCACACGCCTGGACAGCACGGTCCCGTTTATGATCATCCCAGAGGCTGTCACATCCTGAGCAGGAATAACGGGCAAGGCTTCTCTTTAGGATTTCATCTTTGTCCGCATCGTGGCCGCCTTCCCAAAGAATCCTGTCAAAAACCATCTTCTGTGTGTGACCGCAATCAGGGCACACCACCCACAAATCAAAGATCACTTCCGATTCGTTCAGGGCTACCCAGATATTCCCATCTTCCAGCGTTGGCGTGGATATTTTTATGAATTTACTTCTGGCCCTGAATGTCGTGAGACGTTTATCGATCAGGTTCAGTGGGCTTGTTTCTTTGGCTGTTTCCCGAAAGCCGTCTTTGTCGATTTCGTCGGCTATGGCGTAGCGGATCGGTTTGTTTGCCAGCCTGGATGCAGATGACGCCCAGCCAAGAGAAATGGGCATGTGCTGCAAGTTTATCCTGAGTGACGCCGTATCATCCTGCCTCCCGGTTAGGTACGATGCCAGCCGTGGAGACCTCTCAATCATCGGCGTGATTCGATCAACCGCATTGTCTTTGGCCGTAATCTGATCCGGAAATACATAAAGCACCGGCCCTGGCTTACGGTCAATGCAGTACCCGATGAAGTTGTGAACAGCCTCAGAGACTCCGGACTGTGGGCACTTGCAGATCGCCACTTCACGGACGGAGTGGTAATCAATCGCATCCATGATGCCAACAAGATACGGCGTGACATCGTTTCGCCATTGCCCAGGTAGAGCCGAAAGAATGACAACCCTGTTTTTCTCCGCCCATTCGCTTGGCTTGATTGGCTTTTCTTTCCTGTACGCCTTCCTCTCTGCCTTCAGGAACATGAACGAATATTCGAGCCGGCCTTTTTCTTGAAGCTCAGACCGGAGATCATCGGTAAGCCATGCCGGAGCCTTGCATACGATCACGCCTTTGTGTGCTTCAACCCACAATTCCTGCTGATTCATTCCGCTTCATCCTCAGATCCGGGCACCACCATCACCTGGAATCGATCCATCGTTGCAAACCCATTCATGGTTCTGTCAAAATCCGCATACATCCGGTCAAGCAGCACATTGGTTTTCATCATGTCCCCGCAAACCAGAGCGATATACTCCGATGCATTCACCTGGAACATGTGCCGGATCCCCGTATCAAGAACAACTGCCCGAGCTGCAACCTCCATGGCAAAGTCTTTCTTTTGCAGGTATTTCCCACGCTCTTTGTCCAGCTCGAACTGAAGCTTTTCGTTCTGAAGATTTAGCTTTTCAATCTCCTTCCGGGTCTTGATCTTGTGATCCTCCGCAAGATCCTCGCCGGCATCATCCCGAATCACCTTCAGCGTTCCAGCATAAAGCTTCACATCCGACGCAAGAACGGATTTATCTTCCTGAACTCTCAGAAGCCCTGTTTTTGCATCGCTGTAAATCTTATCCCTTCCGACCTTGAACCCCTCATCGGTGAGATATTTCAATACCGCCAAAACATTTTTGAACTTATTTTCCATACGCCCTCAATCGGAAAAAACCATAACAAAAACCACCACGCAAACAATTAAACCAAACAATATCAACCATTTTTCCGTTTTCCGGTCCATTTCCAAAAATACCCCGACTAAACCCCCGGGGTTTTCCGACCCCTGTAAAACATATGCCGGGAAGGACCCGTGAAAGGGAACAACCCATGAATTAACACGGGCTTGACCTTGACGATGGGATGGTCTTGATAGTCAGACCGATAGCTGAAAGGAAATCTTTTTGTTGAGCAAGGGAAGCGATAGCCAGCTTGTATCCTTCGGCCTGCTCGGCGTTTTCTTTTTCCCATAGGTTACGGCTGTTCTTTGTCAACACAGACCTCCACCAACCCCAGGGGTTTTCGATCAGACCACTGTTCCAGTTGTCGACCATCTCACCCAGAACATACAGGATGGCGTCTGGATGCATCCCATCGTTCACAGCTTTCTGAACAGCCTGATACGGGTTGAATGCCCTGTTTTCTTTTTGCGGGAGTGCGATGATAGAGTCACACGCCCCCTTGACCTGGACCATTACCCGATCAAGCCGATCCCGGAAATGCTTTCCAGAGTTTTTGAAAGAAACCACCGCAGGTGCCGAAGGCTGGTTTGCGTCGACATCTGGCTGTGGTTTTTTTATGTCTTTGTCTTTGTCTATGTCTTTGTCTGTGCCGTCACTTTTTTTGTCGTGACAGTCACTCACTGTGTCACGTGCTGTCACGTGACCGTCACGTGACGATGACGTGACGGTCACGTGACCGTCACGCGATGATGACGTTGATGGTTGACCCATTGATAATAATTTCAATTTCTCCCTGTATTTTCTTGAGCTTAACCTTGATTTATCAACTGTATCTTTTATTTTATCAATTTCTTGATGCTTGTTAAAATTTATGATGTATGTGCTTCCATCATCCCATAGCTCAATCATTTTGTATTTTTCAAATACTGACAAACCCAGCCTGACCGTGTTGACAGGAATATCAAGCTCAACACCCAAAGCCTCTTCTGTGAATGGGATTCCATCCCCGATCTCTATCATACCTGGCGTTCCAGACTTCATCGCAAGGCAAAGGATGCCAATCCATAAGACCAGCAGACTATCCCCATCAGGCATTTTTCTTATCAGCTTGATCTTTGTGTCATTCAGGATGTTAATGTCTAATTTGATAAACGTCAGATTCATAATTAACCCCTCATCGCCCGATACACCCCATTGCCAACATGATCAAAGTCAAACCCCAACTTCGTGTAAACCCAAAGCAAGTGAACCTGAACTTCTTTCCGGAATGATTCGTCTCCATCCCTAAAACCGTCATCGTGATGATGTCTGTTACCCTCGGACATCATGAACACTATCTCCGAATAGTGAGCCATGTGATGTTGAACAAGCCCCATCATCCGTTCAGCCAGATCTTTGAACCCATGAGCCGATGTATACGCGATAGCATCAACAGCGGAGCGATCTGACACAACGATATCGTAATGGGTCATCAGGTGCAGTTCCGCCTGGATGTGATTGGTGAACACCCATAGCTG